TAACAATAATATTATTTATTTTAATTTATTAAATAAATATAAAAGCGACGATTTTCCATCTGGTTTATCTGTAATCGAAAAAGTACGTAAAGATCCAGAATATTTATTACTTAGCGATGATGACAAAATTAGTTTAGAAATGGAGTTAACACTATGAGTAAATATAAAAATATAAAAGTAATGGTTGATGGGATTAAATTTGATAGCAAAGCTGAGGCAAGGAGATATGCTGAATTAAAGCTTATGGAAGATACAGGACATATTAAAGAGCTGAAACTACAACCAAAATTTGAATTACAGCCCAAATACAAAAACAATAAAGGAGAAACAATTAGGGCTATTACATATAAAGCAGATTTTAGCTACATAGAAACACATTCCCAAGGTCGGAAAACTAATCGTTGAAGATGTAAAGGGTGTAGAAACTAAAGAATTTAAGCTAAAAAGAAAAATGCTTGAATACAAATTCCAAGATATAGATTTTAGAATTATTAAATAACAAAAGAGAAGGAGGAACTATGGAAGATATAAAAGTCAGAGATTATGTAAGGACCTTTAATGGAGAGATATTTAAAATAGTCGGAATGAAACGCAATAAAGGTCTAACAATGTATCTTACAGATAACTATGGGCAATATAGTGATACTGTATTAATGCAATGTGCAAAAGCACACTCAAAACAAATTGAGGAGCTGATTGAAAAAGGAGACATTATTAAATATAGAGTTAATTGCAGGTTTACGCATTTAGGCATAGCAAAAGAATATACAAATGCAACTACACAAGATGTATACATTGGTGTTGAAGGCTGGGGATTAAACCAAATTGAGATAATAAAAATTTACACCAAAGAAGAATTTGAAATGATGGGATACGAGGTGAACTAAATGAAAAAGTGGATTGATATTTTAAAAATTGTACTAGCATTAACTATTATGGCTATTGGACTAGTTGGAATAGGCTGGTTTATTGGCAATTTAATTGCTATTCAAATGGAATGTGGAGGATAATAAAATTTATGAAAGATGAAAAAGGAGAAGTATATATTTTTATAATGTTTGCAATTGTAGCAATAACATTGATTATACTTGTAACAATATCAATTTTTTTAATAGTTAACGATATTAATTACGGTGCGAAACAAGGTACAATAGTAGATAAAAGCTATAGTGGACCATATACAACCTATATATCAAGTAGGATAGGAAACTCAACTGTAATAACACCACAATATCATCCAGAAGCATATAGTATAAAAATACAAAAAGATGAAGATGGAAAAATAAAAGAATGTTGGATTGATATATCACCACAAGAATATGAAAAATATAACATAGGAGATTATTATAATTAGGAGGTGTTTTAAGTGGAAGAAAATATTGAAATATTAATAGAAAAAATGAATAAAGAGTTGGATTTTCTTATAGAAAATGCTAATAAAACAGAACAATTAACTGCAACAAGCATTATGACAATGAAACAACCTATAATATTATTATTTTTAAGTGTTTTATCAAATTACCAAAAAGTATTAAAAGAAAATGAAGAGAAAAACAAAATAATAGACTTAATGGAAAATTATATGGTTGAAAATGGTTGGGAAATTTGTTTTGATAATATCTATGCTGAATTAAATAATTGTAATGGAATGAAAAGAGATTGGAGCAGAGGCGATGAATTAGAGAAACAAGACATACATATATTTTTTTGCAAGAAATTTCTAGAAAGTGAGGAAAAAATAACATATAGAACTAACCAAGATAATAGATATGAGAATTTGCATACAGCATTATTTAAAAACGGCAAAAAAGAAGTTTTATCAGAATCCATTAAGCCAGGATTCCAAAAAATAAAAATTGAAAGTGATGGTTTTATTACCAAAGTATATATAAATAATATTGAGCAAAAATATATTGAAAATTTGCTAATATTTCAAAATGCAGGAGAAATTATGGATATATACTTAAATACAAATAAGGAGGTAAAAAACAATGAAATATATGATAATTAATACTTTTTTTGGGTGGCTTTGCAAAGCACCGTTATTATACTCATCAGTGGATTGGATTATGGCACTATGTGAGTTAATATTAGTATACATTGCTATTAGTACATACAAGCACAGAAAAGGTTATAGATACTTTATTAATTTTGTCCATGGTCAAAATAGTGAATTTGGAATGGGATATGTTACATTTTACAAGAAAATCAAAACTGATAAAGACATTAAAGAACTTGAAAAACAGCTAGAAGAAAATAACAACAAAAAAGTTAAAATAATAAATTTCGTAAAAGTTTAAAAACAAACACGAATAGTACATAGGAGGTACATATGAAAAAGGAATTTTTGGATAATATTGAAAACCTTGAAAATGAAATTAAGGGATTAAAAAGAAGGTTAAAAAAAATAGAAGAGAAAGAATATAGAGTTGTAGGAGACAGTGTACAAGGTAGCAGTAAATATGCTCCATATACCAAACATAGTATTACAATTGTCGGGGTTGAAATACCCCGAAATTCAAATTTAAAGTATAAATATAAAAGAATGATAAAAGACAAGTGCTATAAATTAGAAAAGCTAAAATTGCAATTAGAATACGAATTAAACTATGTTAAGGATTCCACTATTAGAGATATTATAAGATACAAATATAATGACAATTTAAGCTGGGTGCAAATAATGTTTAAGATGAATTACAATAACGAGGATACTGCAAGAAAAAAATTAGAAAGATTTTTGAAAAAAAAATAAATTTGTCCGTTTTGTCCGGTTAAAAGATGTTAAAATGCTATTAGTGAATAGTTTGAGTGTTCGCTTACTTTGATTTAGTAGGCTTGCCCAGGAACACTCTTATGTACGAATATACTTCGTGTTAGAAATACCCTTATTTTTTGTTAGATAAAAAGAACAGAATTATAGTTAATCTGTTCTTTTTTGTTGTGTAAAAGGAAGGTGGAAAAATGAATACAGAGGAATTATTTGAACTATATAAAAAATATGTTTGTGTTAATTGTGCAAACAAGAACAGAGATGTTTGTAATTTACATATAACAATAAATAACGAAGCACAATGCCCAGAATATTTACGAAAGAAGGAATAAAATGAGTAGTGCAAGATGTATGTTAAGGAAATGTGCTCAATGCAAATATGAACAGAGCTGTTTTAGAAAGGATGTTGAAAATAATGAATATAGTTTACAAAAAAAGAACGGAACTAATTCCATACGAAAAGAATCCGAGAAAGAACGAAGAAGCGGCAAAGTATGTCGCTAAATCAATAAATGATTTTGGTTTTTTAGTACCGATATTGATTACAAAAGATAATGTTGTTGTGGCTGGACATACAAGATTAAAAGCAGCAGAAATAAACAATATAGATGAAGTACCTTGTATTATTGCAGATGGTTTATCTAAAGAAAAAATAAATGCGTTTAGACTGATTGATAATAAATCAAGTGAAATTGCCGAATGGGATAACGATTTATTAAAGGCAGAAGTACAGGATCTATTAGACTCAATTCCAGATTTAGAAGAATACAATTTTAATATTGATGATTTTACTAATGATGATGTTTTTGAGGATATAAACGACAATGGCTACGCAGAAACTACAAGATTTGAACATAAGTTAAAAATAGACAGACAAGAAATTGTAATCACTGAGGAAGAATACAAGAAAATAATTGATTTATTCAATAAATACGTTAATGAGAATGGTGTTTCATTCGGATTTGTTAATTATTTGGTAGGTGGTTTCGATGATTGAGTATGCTGATATTGATACTATAAAACCGGCACCATATAACCCTAGGAGAATTGAAGAGCAACAGATTGAACAATTAAAAAGCTCATTCAATGATATAGGCTTTATATTGCCGGTACTTGTAAACAGAAAGAACAATGTTATTATTGCAGGCCACCAGAGAACAAAAACAGCAAAATTATGCGGAATAACTAAAATACCAGTTATGTATGTTGATAAAATTGTATTAGGCGATGAAATAAAATTTAACCAGCTACACAATGGAATTGATAAGACATTAAATAATTCGCAAACTTTATTAAAAGATTATAAAAAGCAAGAATTTATCGAGATAGATAATGCTGATTTTACAAACGAAAATGCTTTTGCAACTATTGTAAATGAGATATGCAAACTATTGCTAAAATACGGCAATGCTCTAAGCTGTGTTATATGTAAAAATAAAGTTATTTATGGATGTGAGTATGTCAAAGCTTGTAAAATGTTAAATTTGAAAGTAAATTCCTACATATTGCCAGATGACAAGTTTGAAAAGGTAGTTTATTACTTAAATCTACAATATGGGAAGTATTACTATGGCGATATTGAGAGAAAAACCTATGTTCAAGGTCTTGCTCAATTAAATCGTAGTGTAGAAAAGCGAGAAGACATTAAGCAAAATAAAAGCACATTATACACATACCTGGTATTGCCATATCTGGAGCAAAGAAAAGAGGATATTTCTATCCTTGATTTTGGATGTGGTAAAGGTGCTTATATAAATTCACTTGCAAAGAAATATAAATATGCTCTAGGTTTAGAATTTTACAACAACAATGGTAAGGCCATAAACATTAGCAAGGGTAATAAACAAATCGATAATTTAATCAAGTACATAGACCCAAATAAGTATTTTGACGTTGTTGTATGCGATAGTGTACTCAATAGTGTAGATAGTTTAGAAGCGGAAGAAAGTGTAATAACGTGCTTAAATTTATTTACTAATGATAGATTGTTTATTTCTGGGAGAACAACAGAGGGATGCAAAATATGGGAATCTAAGAACGGAAATGCAATAAAAAACAGATTAACTTTTTTAGATGATCATAATTTCACATCTACATATAGAGAAGGTCAATGGTACTTTCAACATTTTCATAATAAAGATGAAATGATAAAAGAGCTACAAGAAAAAGGTTTTGATGTGATAAATGTATGTTGGAATAAATATGGTACTACATTTCAAATTGAGGCTAAAAAGGTAAAACAATTAAGCAATGAGCAATATATAAAAGCTCTAGATTTTGAATTTAACCTACCATTACCAAATAACAAAACATACAACAGAAATTTAGATATAAAAAAGGTTTTGAAATTGAGTTAGAAAGAGGTGGTGGTAAAATGTGACAGAAAATGAAGAGCAAAAAATAAAAAAGGATTATAAAAAAGGTCTTAAATATAAAGAAATATGTAAAAAATACAACATCACCCAAAATCAGCTTAAAACTATAATACGCAAATATAAGTTAACCAGAACAAAAAGCAACGCTCAAAAAGGCAACCAAAATTCCAAAGGCAATAAAGGCGGACATGCTCCATCTGGCAACAAAAATGCTCTTGTTACTGGAGAGTATGAAACATTTTATAATGATGTACTTGATGATGATGAAATAAATATATTAAATTCAAGCGACATAAAAAAAGAAAAAGAGTTATTAATAGATGAATATAAATTATTACATATAAGAGAAAAAAGAATGCTAAAACGAATTAAGAAGTTGCAAGATGGAAAAGATATGACCGTAAAATCTATTAGAGATACTAACAGTAAACATTATGGAAATACAACAGACAGAGAAATTGTTACAGAATTAGAGTCAAAAGATGAACTGATACAGAGAATTGAAGAAGGTATAACAAGAGTACAAGAGGCAAAAAGAAGATGCATAGAAACTATGAATAAATTGATAAATGATGATGATGACGACGACGATGATGATAATTCATTTATAGATGCATTAAACGGAAAAGTAGAGGAAATATGGAATGAAGAAAAAGAATAAATCAAATTTTAAATGGAAACCTTTTTCAAATAAGCAGTTGAAAATAATGACCTGGTGGAATAAAAATTCACCATACAAGGATTTGGACGGTATTATAGCAGATGGAGCAGTAAGAAGTGGTAAAACTGTTGCTATGGCTCCAAGTTTTGTAATGTGGGCAATGGAAAATTTTGATGAGTGTGATTTTGCTATATGTGGAAAAACGATAGGGTCTCTTAATAGGAATGTTATTAACACACTAAAAAAACAACTGCATTCGTTAAAATATAGATATGAACATAAAAGAAGTGATAATGTATTAATAGTTAGTAAAAACGGAAAAACTAACTATTTTTATTTATTTGGTGGAAAAGATGAAAGTTCACAGGATTTAATACAGCGGAATGACATTAGCAGGAATATTTTTTGATGAAGTTGTACTAATGCCAGAGTCATTTGTTACACAAGGCTTGGCAAGATTAAGTGTTGAAGGCTCAAAATTCTGGTTTAATTGTAATCCAGATAATCCAAATCATTGGTTTAAACTTGAATTTGTAGACAAGATTGAAGAAAAGCATATATTATATCTACATTTCACTCAAGATGACAATTTAACCTTATCAGAGAAGAAAAAAGAACAATATATCAGAATGTTTAAAGGTGTTTTCTACAAGAGAAATATTTTAGGTTTATGGGTTGCTGCTGAAGGTCTTATATTTCAACAAATTTCCGATAATGCGGATAGATTTATTACAAATGAAGTTCAAATGAATTCTATTATCTCGATTGGAATTGACTGGGGTGGTAATGGGTCTGCACACAGCATAACAGCTACTAAAATTAGAAGAGATTTTAAAGGTGTACAATGTATTAAATCTGATAAAATGCCTGCAAAGGGAACAGGCACAAGAGAAGTTTTTAGATGGATAATAAATTTTATAAAAGAGATACAGAATAAGTTTGGGACTGTGTCTTTTATTTTTGCCGATTGTGCTGAAAAAGTATTAAACAATTCTCTGAATGGAGAACTACAATTAAACGGAATAGACCTTATAGTACAAGACAGCATTAAGACAGCAATAAAAGACCGAATTGAGTTAATTAATAGAATTTTAAATTTGGATAAATTAACATTTATAAAAAATGCAACAAAAACAGTTATAGTGGCACTTCAAACAGCACTGTACGATGAAAAAGCAAAAGATGACAGATGGATAGATGATGGAAAAACATCAGATATAGATAGTTTGGATAGTTTTGTGTATTCATTTGAGTATTGGTTTGAAGAATTATCTTATTATATAGGAGAGGTAGCATAAATGGACAATAGTATTATTTTAAATTATTTACGAAATGAAGGTTATGGAACAGTTTCGACAGAATATTATAATTTTATACAGGTATGGGAAAATTGGTGGAAAAATCAAGTAAAATTTCATAATTATCATGATTCAACTGGAAAAGAGCGAAAAATGTATACTTTAGGAATGGCAAAAAGACTTGCTGAAGATTGGTCAAGTATATTATTTAGTGAGAAAGATGAAATTAAAACAAAATGTAATGCAGTACTTCAAACAAAAGCGAATAATAAGTTCCTTGAACTGCAATTGGAAAATATGAAATTATATGAGGATTTACCTGAAACACTTGAAAAAGGAATGGCAATGGGAACAGCGGGGGCAGTTTTAAGAATAAAATATGCGGAGGTAACAAAAGGTGCAAATATTAAAGCTAATGAAAGAACAAAATTGGATATTATATATTTGTCAGCCAAACAAATTATACCACTTAAGGTTGAACATGGAAGGATTATTGATGTTGCTTTTGCAAGTGAGAATATAGTTGGGGATAAGGTAGAATATTATATAGAAATTCACAGGTTAATCTGGGATAACAAGAGAAAGAAAGAAAAATATATAATAACTAATACATATTTAGATGAAAATGGAAAAGAAATTCAAAAAAATGGTATTGCAAAAGGTTTTACAGTAAATTCAAATATTCCATTGTTTGCAATATTTAAACCTGCAATTGCTAATCCATTAGAAATAGATTACAAAACAAATGGAATGGGGTATTCTGTGTATGGTAATGCAATAGACCAACTACAATCAACGGATATTACTTTCAATAATTTTGTTATGGATTTTTATTTAGGTGGAAAAAAAGTATTTTATAATAAAAAAATAGTGCAAACGCAAAGCAAAACTATAAGTCAACAAGATGGCACAGTAATTGAAAAAGAAGTACAGCAATATCCAGATGATATTATGAGACAGCAATGGGTTACATATGGAGACCAACAAAAAAGCTTAAAGGATGATCCAGCTGTGACAGAATACAACCCAGAATTAAGAGTAACCGAAGATAAGGAAGGCATTCAGTTTGCTCTGGATTTGTTATCGTTTAAAGCGGGGTTGGGAGCTAAATACTATAAATTTGACAATGGTAGTGTTGTAACGGCAACACAATATGTAGGAGATAAGCAAGATTTAGTTGAGAATGCAAATAAACACAGAAAGAATGTTAATACATTTGTAAAGGATATATGTAAAGGAATTTTACTTTTGGGTAGAATATTGTTTCATAAAGATGTAACTGAAGATTGCAATATCGAAGTAGTTGATAAAGATGGATTTATGGTTGATACAGAAACCGCTAAAGCTGAATTTAGGCAAGATATTGCACAAGGAATACGACAGGCTTGGGAATATAGAGTTAAGTTCCTTGGAGAAGATGAGGAAACTGCAAAAGCCAGGGTAAATGGAGAAGAGATTGGGAATATAGAAGAAATTAAAAAAGATGATAAAAAGACAAATGAGAATAAAGAACAGCAAAAAAATGAAGAAGAGGAATAATATATGTTAACACCTGAATATTTAAATATGATTGAATTTAATGATGTTGTAGATATATATACTAAACTAAATATTAATATTACAGCAGATATTATTCGCAGAGTTTCTGCAATGGGAAATATTAGTTCAATAACCAGAAACCAAATTAAGATTTTAATGCAAACAAATGGCAAAGAAATATTTGAAAAAACATTAATGGAAACAGCAATGTTAACAGCAGAGAGAAAAGAAGCATTAAAAACATTATATGAAGATATTGCTAAAAATGATATGCAAGGATACAAAGATTTATATAAATATAGGAATAAGCCATATAAACTTTCAGCCATACAATATCAAATTTTAAATGCAGGTTTAAAACAGACAAACAGAATATTAAAAAACTTTACAAACACAATTGCTTTTAGGAGCAAGCAAATTTATATTGATGCTGTAGATGAAGCTTATACCAAAATTGCAAGTGGCGCATTTGATTATGCTACAGCTATTAATCAAGCAGTACAAAAGTTGGCAGACAAAGGAATAACATTAAAAGATAGAATTGGAAGAAATGTTCAATTAGAAGTAGCAGTAAGAAGAAATGTAATGAGTGGAATTCAAGAAACTGCAAATATAATGAATAGAGATATAGAAAAAAATTTGGGGTGCAATGGGTATGAGGTAACAGCTCATAATGGATCACGACCAACTCACGCGAAAGAACAAGGAAAGCAATTTGCAACTAAAAAAAGTGATGCAGAAAAGTATGGTGTAGGATACTGGAAAGATGTTGAAAAACTATGGAATGAGTATAATTGTAGGCATACATATTTTGGAATTATTTTGGGAATATCACAGCCACAGTATACTAATAAAGAGCTTGTGAAAATGAAAAATGCAAAGGTTATTTTTAATGG